GCAGACATTGCCAAACAATATACAAAGAAGAAGACGAAGGAAGGCACACCACACACGCCACATGGCACGAACCCGGTGAGGATATACCGTACTGCCCGGCATGCAATGAAAACGCAGAAGACAACCAAGAAACCAACCAACCAACAACCTACTAGGAACCAACATGAAAACAATAGCACAATTCAACACACCAACCAAAGCAACCAAAAACGGCAAACCCTACGAATTCAGTCTTTCGTACTATCGTAGAAGAGAAGCCCTAAACAACATCCTAAGCGCTTACTACCGAGCCACACCCGAAACCATAAACGAGGGTTTGCATTGGTATAAAACCGCCAACCGATACGCCAAAGAGGTGAGCATTAAGACAGGCTACCCACTCAACACCGTATCCCAAGTTATTAGCGCCTTGAGCCCATCCGTCGAATGGAGCGTAAACAAAGCCCAAGCGCACACCATGATTAGCGCACACATGAAATCGGAGCCACTCGAAACCGTAACCGTAAGCACATACGACACGAATAAGGAAAAGGCATGGAGCATATGCGGAGGCACCGCAACAATAGAGCCCAAGAGCCTGAAAACGTACGCCTTTTGGCAGAACATAACGTTGAAGCCCGAACGTGTAACCATAGACCGCCACATCCTAAGAACCCTATTTAAGAGAGCGCCAAAGTCACTAACCGCCAAACGATACAAAGAAATAGAGCAGATATTTAGAACCGTATCAAGCGCTCTATACATTGAACCCTATCAATTGCAGGCGATAGTGTGGTTACAAGCTCTAAACGATAAAGAGGCATAAGCGTGATAAGACCAAAGCCCAACAGCCTGAATGCGTTCCTGATATTCAATGACGTAAGTATCAAGGAGCTTGCGACCCAATCGGGAATTGAGCGCACCCGATTAGGAAAGTTAGCACAAGCCAATAGCGAAAGAGAGCTCAGATATTCAATGCGAGTAAGCGAGCTCGAAGCGCTACGGCAGATAATAGAAGGTGAGAAGCCGCAGTGGATAAACCCAACGATACCGCTCTAACCACCCACCCGAAAACCGTAAACACTTGACAGGCTCGAAACAAACCCCGCCCAAAAGAGGCAAAACAAACCCCCGCCCACCGAGGCAAACCCCGAGCCAACAAGCCAAGACCCCCCCGATATTTCTCGGAGGGGTTTTTTGGTGCCTCAGATTTTTTCCCTTGTAACGAGCGCCAATTTTTCCCCTACCCAATACACGACCACACCGCCCGAACGCCTCAGGAGGGCAGGCAGACCCCTCAAAAGAGATTTTTTGCGGTACCTGATGGCAGACCAAGACAGGGGTAGCCACCTTAAAAATGCTTAATATAGATATACACCACCCAACCCTCCGCATTTAATCAAATTTTCACGACACTTGTCAAGTATTTCGTGCCATACACTTGCCTTTTGTTGGAATTTTCACTAAGCTAGTGTAAACACCATTATTACATCTACAATATGGCTTGGCACAAAAAAGAACCTATTAGGTCAAGAGAAGACTTTAACAGTCAAATTAAACTTGTTTTGGAGTGTCTATTTAAGATACCGAGCATGTCTGATAAGCTACCTAACTACATCATGAACCGTATAGAATCCATTATTGAGTATGCGAAAAAAGAAGGCTGGAACTGAATTTACAGCTTCTGAGAAGCTACAGATCCTTAACGATATAGAAGTGATTGGGAACGTGTCTAAAGTGGCTGAAAAGTACAACGTCTCTCGACAGAGCATTTACAACTGGAAGAATGAGCTTACACAGATCGAGGAAGAGGTCAAACAGAATGAGAAGTTCGTGCAAGCCAGAGAGGGCTCAAAATTTGACGTAGAAGTCATCAAAGACATTGAGTCGTATAAACACTTGCTTCAACAGATTGGAACGCTTGAGGAGCGAAAACAGAGTATTGGTGCTGTTGTAGAGTATAACTTGATGAGGGTGATCCAGATGTTGGAGACGCACCCAGACTTGGCGGAGATTCATCCTAAAGATCTGAGTAAGATTATGACGGATCTAAACTCTGTTAGGAAGGATATGAACAATGAGCCAGCCATTATTGTTGAGTACAAGAACAGCTTTAAGACGAATGTGTTGCATGTTCTTACTGATTTCTTAGAGATAGAGCAGATGAAAGAGGTTGTTAAACGTATAGAGGCGATGGATGCAGACTTTGAGATTGTTAGCTAAACTTTTTTATTGTACCTCACAAAACGCAGGGTACAAACGCTGTAAAAAACAGTGTAAGCTGTGCAAGGAGCATTATGGCTCCAAATAAGCCCAAAGAGATTAGCTGGTCTGAGGCGTTGTTTAGTGTGATAGGGCACGAACCCCCTCCTGACTCATTAGAGCTTAGGAACTCGTTTATAGAGAATTGTTTAGCCGATCAAGACGGTAACAAAGTTAAACAAGCGGAGATACACATGACCATGCAGAAAGCCATCTTTGACTGGCAGAAGCAGGCAGACGCTAAAAAAGCCAGATTGAATGGTCTGATACGAGCTCCTTACAACACAGGCAAGTCTCAGCAAGTACCTATTGGATTGTCAGCGTACCTTACTACGAGAAAGCACGAGCTAGAAACACTGATTGTGTCAGCAGACGGTGGTATCTCTACTAAAAGGATATTGTCTTTAAGGTCTTTGTTTGATAGCGAGGTCTACAAGTACTGGTGCAGGGAGCACAACTTTAACCCGATAGAGTTAGACCGAACCGATACGGGCTCCACACAGCGGATCATTGCTAAGAGTCGTAACCGTACTGGTAACCCAACGTATGAGGCGTATGCGGTTCTAACGCAAACCACAGGTCAACGTGCTGGTGTTTTGATACTAGATGACGTTGCCAACGATGAGGATCGTATCTCTACAGCTCGTAGGGAAACCGTTTGGAACAAGGTATCCAACACATGGATTAAAAGGGTTCACGATAAAGGTATTGTTTTGAGTGTTTGTACCCCGTACCATCCAAATGACGCTAATAGTCGCTTAATGAAGTCTGGAATCTTTAATGTATTGCAGATTTCCGTAAAAGAAGATAAAACTGGATATAAGGTAGAAGAATGGAACAACCTAAAGTAGTTATGTACGCTCGCTTCTCTGCAGACGTTGAGCAAGAGCACATAGATGCCATAAAGCACGAAATGGATCTATTTTTAGATATGATAGACGCAAAACTTATGGCTCAGAAATGGGAGGTGCTAGACACATACGAAGAAAGCTCTGTTCTTGACTATGTGATAGACAAATGTATGAGGTATGGGTGGAGCATATTGACCTATGACATCAAGACGTTGCACCCATTTAAGGCTGGAGCCATATCCATTATTGAGGATGCTGCCGAAGATTCGGTTCCTATATTCTTTATAGATCCTGAAAGCGCCATGAAATCAATATTCGGTATATGAGAGAGGCTGATAAGATATGGGAAATTCCCTTATGGGAAACAAACCACAGTAAACAACGTTTACTACAAGAGGAAGCGATGGATTTCTTGTCTTATAAGCTCGGATACGAGATGAGCGAGGAAACCGATGACCCTGAACGTAAAGCATACAAACACTTTGATGGATATAATCACTACCCTGACGGAAATCTCACAACAGACGATTATGATAGTAACCTTCCTGTTTGGCTATGTGCTGATTTTAACCGTAGCCCACATTGCTGGGCGCTCTTACAGGTCAAAAAAGCAAGAAATGGGCTTAAACAGTATATCATCTTTGATGAAATCTTCTCCAAAGAAGCACTCACAACCGAGCAAGCGCAAAAAGCAGTAGCTTTACTGCAAAAGTGGGGTATCTGGAAGGTTTTATTGTCTGGAGACAACACATCTAACCAGAAAAGTGGTAATTATGGTCGTGTAGGCAAGAATGACTGGGATTACGTGCGTGAAGTGTTTGATGAGAACGGTATTACTTATAAAAACGAGCTAGACGTACAAAACCCTAAGCGAAAGATACGTGTAGACAAGGTAAATAACGTTATATACGCTGGAACTAATGGTGAGCGCAGGCTTTTAGTCAATACGAGGTGTGAAAACGTCATAAAAGACTACATGTACTCCATAGTGAACGATAAAGGCTTAAAAATAGATAATGGAGACAGGGGTCACATGTCGGATGCCACAGATTACGCTATTTGGCGTAATGAGAAGGGGAACGCATCACCAATGTACGTGTTAAGGTAAAAAAATGTTAACGTCAGATCCGTACAAGACAACCTTTGTAGGCTGTAGCCTTTTTAGCTTAGGCTTTTTATACTTTTTTACTATGTTTCTAGCCTTAATAGGATGGTAAATAATAACCCTCTTGTCTGATAATAATAGGCAAGCGACAATATAGTCTGTTGGCAAAGGGTTAAAAACTAACGGATCATTCTTTTGGAAGCTCCAAGACAACTCAAAACTTTCCGCCTGATAGATGTGCTGAGACTTAATGTGCATTTTATACTCAACAGAATTGTGTACAGCAACAATATCAGCGTCATAAGACTTTTTAGATTTAGAGTAAACAGATATGTCTGGTTCCGTTACGTGTTCAAACTTGAGCTTATTCTTATAGTGATCGTATACAGCGTATTCAGCTATCTTTCCCCTGTATATATCTTTCTTTATTTTAGCAATATCAAGTTGACCACGACCCTTATACGTCTTTTTGTTGGTTCTATACACAGCCTCAACAAAGTCAATACACTTCTTTTGGGTTTCTGGCTTTATTGTTACTTCTATCCATTTCATGGATCTAATATAAATAACTTTAGTATTGAATCAAACCATAAATGATAGCTATTTTCGTAACCATGAAACGTAAAAAAGACTCAAGATTGGAACGAGCAGGTGTGTCTGGGTACAACAAACCCAAGCGTACACCCAATCACCCAACTAAGTCTCATGTTGTTGTAGCCAAGGAGGGCAACAAAATAAAGACGATACGTTTTGGTCAGCAAGGAGTGAGTGGAGCTGGTAAATCACCAAAAACAGAGTCTCAAAAAGCTAGACGCAAATCCTTTAAGGCTAGACACGCAAAAAACATAGCTAAAGGTAAGATGTCTGCTGCTTATTGGGCTGATAAAGTTAAGTGGTGATTACATATGCCTTTAAAACGTGGTTCGTCTGCAGATACTATTTCTAAAAACATTCGCCAACTCATAAAAGAAGGCTACACTCGTCAACAGGCAATAGCCATAGCACTACAATACTCAAGAAAATGATAGACACCTCAAGACTTTACTCTGTATCAAAAGAAGTAGTTGAAGACATTATAACAAAGGAGACGAGGCATCCTTATTACAGTGTCGTTTTAGACAGAGCAAAGATAATGAACAGCTGGTTTCAGGCGGAGTATGACGAGTACACAGCCATTTCTAGCACCGTATTTTCAGACAAGTCGTATATTATTGATCAGTCAAGCATAGAGTCTGATGACGAGTACAGAGAAAGACTAGGCAGAATGAAGCTGTTTCCATTGGAGCAAAAGTTTTTAAGCGCACAACAGCGCATTTATGACGAAAACAACGTAAACAGATTGTATCCAGAAGGAAAGAGCTTCTGGAAGTGGAAAGAATCTAACTTTGATGACGCTGGATGCTCCATTACCGAGTTTTACCGAGACAAGGTTCTCTTCGTAAAAGAGGTTCTTGGATTCGGAGCCATTGTTACTGACCTTATGATGGATGTAGATGGAAATCCTATTACCGATGAAGATGGCAAGGTGGTTCCGTATAACTACGTAGTAAGACCTCACGAGATATGGAACTTCCAGATGCAACAGGGCATGCTAACGTTGCTCGTTACTAGACAGATGTACTATGACATAAATAATATTAAGAAGTACAAGTGGATGGCATACACCCCTGAATACATTTGTGTGTATGAGGAAACCAACGGTAAGAAAGAGAAGGTATTAGACATACCCAACCCGTTTGGAGAGGTTCCAGCTACGTTATTAAAAGGTCAAACCGATGCTAACAGCTCTTTTGTGGTTGGCAAGCCTAGACGTTATTCATTGAAGGGAATGTACCTAGCGGTTTCTGAGTTGTTTTATGACCTAAAGAAAGGATCCGAGCTGTTTGGTCACCCAATACCTGTTCTTACAGATAGTATTGTTCGTAGCCTTGCAGGTGTCGCAGACGATGACAAGTACGACTCTAAGACGATTAAAGAGGGCGTAGGTATGGCTATTATCATTCCTGATGACCAGCAAATACCTAGCAACATGCTATATCAAGCAGATATGCAGGGTCTTCAGCATCTTAGAGATGTAATATTCAGCGACCTTATGTCTATGATATTTTTATTGGCTCAAGTAAGAGACAAATCCGTTGTTAAGTCAAACGTATCTGGCTCTGCTAAGAGATTCGATAACGTAGAAGAGCAAGGTTTATTGGCGGCAACCGCTATGGATATGGAAAGTATAGAGACGCAAGTTATACGCAGAATGGCTAAGGTTAGAGATGAAGCATACGAAGACTACATGATTACGTATAGCAAGCATTATGACTTGTCTAGTGCGGATGAGATATTCTCTGACATTACAGAGGGTATGCAGTATCACGCACTCAGTCTGCCTCTACTCAAGAAACTTACTACAGAATACATGCGAAAGCGCTCTATGCCTCAAGAAGATATTGAAGAGGTTATGGAGTACTTTGATGAGTATGGCATGCCCAAAACAACCTCTGACCTACGAAATTTGGTGGATATATTACCACCCGAAGAACTTCAACGCCAAGCACAAGTTGGTATTGAATCTAATAGCGAGCAATAATTAACTTATAATTACATTATGAGCACAGAAAACATAGAGCAAGTTGAAGCTCCTGATTCAACACTAGAGGAGTCAACCTCACAAAACACTGAACAACAACCCGCAACTGAACCCGCATTTGACAAAGATAAATTCTTTCGAGGTGCGTACAATGAGGGTAAAAACAAGGTCGAAAAAGACGTTGTTGGTAAGTTCTCTGAATTATTAGGGGATAACTTTGAGTCACTAGAAGACGCATTTTCTCGTATACAGCAAACCTTACAGCCTAAGCAAGAGGATAAAGGGGAAGCAGAGAAGTTACGAGAACTCTTACAGCAATATCAGCAAGAGGCTGAATCTGCAAAAGAGCAGTTAATGATGACTCAAATGCAAAACAGAATAGACTCTGAGTTTGGTAGTGCGTTTAGTGCTTTACAGCAGGATAACGAGCTTACACTAAAGCAAGACTACATAGAGCAACTGTTCTATAATGAATATGAAATTGAAGAGTCTAATGGGCAGTTCTATGCCGTCAAAGACGGTGTACCTGACCTAGACGCTCAAGGCAACAGAAAATCAGTGGCTAACTCACTCGTTGAGTTTGCTAAACAATTTGCAAAGCCCAAGAAAGTGGGCGCTGGCGGAGCAACTGGTGGTACTCCAGCTAGTGAAAGACCTAGTCGTGCAGAGTTTCAGAAACTTGTACGTTCGGCTAATCCAGCAGATCGACAGAAGGCTGAGGAGCTATTCGCTGCCTCACGAGCCGCTGGCGGTTGGGCGGAACAATAAATCCATCTTATTATGGTTCGGCAACACCTTAATTGTCTATATCTAGGTCACAGCGACCCAAAAGCTAAATCAAAACTTACATTTAATTTAACTTTTATTAGATATGGCAATTAATAGCAATTTCTCAATATATGAACCAGAAGCATGGGTAGAGGTAGCTCTAGCTAACCAATATCCTAACCGACCAATGGTATCCGAAGCCGTTACTAACGTAGCTGGCGCTTCCATTGAAGGTCTAGTAGCTTCTAAAAACAAGTCTGTTAACATCACTCGTGCGGTAAAGCCAAGTGGTGCTCCTACTGCGTACACTGGATCTTATTCTTTAGATACTCCAGACGCTAATGAAGAGACTTTAACTATCAATAAGCACTACTACACTGGTTTCAGCATCGACAAAGCTGACCAGAAATTTGCGCTTCCTGACTTAGTTCAACAGCACTTTGTACCTCACTTACACCGTTTGATTGACCAAATCAACTCAGACGTAAAAGTTGAGGCTCGTAAGGCTTTCGAAGTAGCTTTCTCTTCTAAAGGAACTGATGCTACTGTTATGGATGACAATGACCTTGCAGAAGCTCGTAGAATTATGGCTTCTCGTAAGTTCGTAACCGATAACATGATTATGGTTATCGACCCATTCGTAGAAAAAGACCTTACTACTCTAAACATCTTTCAACAAGCTAACACTCGTGGAGATGCTGGTATTCAGTTAGGTGGAGCTATGGCTCGTGCGTATGGTTTCGACTTCTACGTTGACAACGAAGGTTCTAACCACACTGCTGCCACTACAACTAATGTTGTTGTTGCTGCTAACGCTGCTGTTGGAGCTACAACTATATCTGTAGATAATGGCTCAACTGGTGATGCTGACCTTAATCTAAATGAAGGAGACGTAATTTACTTCACTGGAGCTTCTGGCTCTGATGATTATTACGTTGTAGAAAGCCAAACTGCAACTGTATTAACACTTAAAGAACCATTACGTAAAGCTGTTGCTGACACTACCGTAATAGTTGCTGTTGATATTGCTGCTGGTGACACTGGTCGTGAGCAGTTCTTCTACGATCCATCTGCACTTGCTCTTGTAACTGCCATAATGCCATCTGTTGACAGTGGCTCTGGTTCAGGCGTAAGACGTGCTGCTGGTTTCGAGTCTATGAACAACGTAAACTACACGTTGACTGTAGAAGAAACCAAATCTGGTGCTGACATCTTAATCGAGATGTTATACGGAGTCAAAGTATTCCGACCAGACTTAGGTGGTCGATTCATTCGAGGTAACGAAGCTAAAGGATAATCCTTGTAGCTAGAAACAAATTAGGGATAGTGGTTGTACTAAGGTACAACCCTTCCCTTTTTTTATACGCTCATGAACAGCAAAATGATAAATATAAATGAGATAATGGATTATAAAGCAGTTATAGGAACTATAGGATTGCTTTCTAGTGTAACCTTAAATCAGGTATCAGCTGGGGTATCTTTACTTATCGGTTTGGCTACTCTAGGATATATGCTTACCAAATGGTATGGCGAATGGAACAGGGTTAAACATGAACAACAAAAAAGAAATAAATAAAGATTATGGCGTTTAGTGACCTTACCCTTACAAGAGATAATATAGATGCACTAGAAGAGCTTACGTTTAGTGGAGTTAACGTCACTACGGGCACTACAACGCTCAATCTATCTCAAAAGGATAACTTGATATTGGCTAAAGCAATCAAGCTCCTTAAAACGGATATTTTAGAGGAATTGAGAGAATACATAAATGATGATACATATAGCACAGAAGTAGCGTTACTTGATGCTATACATGTGATCGACACAGAAGACTTGTTAGTAGACCTGTTATCATACAAATTTTTAGAGCTGTGGTTTTCGCAAGACGCAACACACAAGGATAGCTTTTCATACACGAAAGCTATAAAGTATTATGGTATGTATAATCAATACATTTCAGCTAACCTCAGAAGATTAAGTGGATTATTAGCAAAGCCAAAGACAAAGCCAAGAGTTAGATTTTCTAGTATATACTAATACAATGACACTAGGTGAGACCATACTAAAAGACATTGATACTATGCTTGACGGCACAAAGGCTGAAAAGGTATATAAGCAAGTGGGTCGAATCTATAAAGAGTCTATAGACAACGCTAACCGAAAAGCTATTGATCCAGACGGGTCGGAAAGAATAGAACTATCTGATGAGGCTCCATGGTATTATAGAACGAAAAAGGCGGAGGCAACAGGTAGAGACAAACCTGATTTAAGATTTTCTGGTAACGCTGAAAGAAGTTTGACTTATGACATAAAAGATGATGGGTTTAATATGTATCACTCTGATCCAGATGCCGCATACTATATGTATAAGCACGAATACGGTATTGGTCATATGCCTAAGCGTAGACAGTTTCCAACGGATGAGGGAGAGTTTAATGATAGCGACTCTTCTTATCAAAAGCCTAACATAGAGAAGGTGACGCAGATCGTAACAAAACACCTTAACTCTAAAAGAAAATTAAACTTCTATGGATAGAAACTCTATACTTAGTGGCTATAAATCATCATTTTTAACGTACTCTGGTAATGATGCTAGACCAACCGTAAACAAGGTATTGAAATATAGTGGAAACAATTTCGATATTAGAAGGCGTGGTGACATTATCAGAGAAGTAGTAATCTTTAAGTTACTAAGCTCTACGACACAGTACATGATACAAGACGATAAGCCTGAAGAGGTATTGCAAAGATTTCAGGCAAATGTGTTTGTAGAACAATCTGATAGTCACAGTGTTAGAGAATCTAACTATGACAGAATATTAGAAATCGTTGACCAGTTATTTGACTGGGCTAACGCAACAGACGGATCAAGTATTACAAGCGATGTGCTAACCATAACCGTAACAGGTTCTGATAGCATAGAAGAGGATGATGGATACTTATCTGTAAACGTGAATTTTGAAAGCATAATCCAAATATAACATAACACAAAACTATGGCAAACAAGTTAATCTTTGAATCAGCTGAAATATTACAAGACGATGGAACTTCATCTGTTGGCGTAATATCTCAAATTACCGTAGACGGTTCAGAAATCGCTATTACTCCTAACTCAGTAATGATTGAGGATAATCGTGAGATTTATGAGTCTTTTACTGGTAGAATCGTTATCCGTACTCTACAAACTGCCTTTGACGGTGGTGGAGACATCCTTAGCAACGCTCACGTTGTAAGTGCTGGATCCTTAACTGGCAAAAGCGAAGGATACTTGAAATTAAACGGTAAAGGTGACTCTCCATCATTAAGAAGCCCGTTAACCTATATTCAAGGTCATAACGACTTCAGTAATGGTAGAAGAGAAATCGTATTAGTAGCACAAGCAGAAGAACTAAATAGTTCTAGCGCAGTAACTGTATCTTAATAACCCAAAGGAGGTAACGTAACCATGCCAACGCAACTTAGCAAGCTGGCTATAACCGATGGTACCACCTCTTTGACATTCTCTATATATCAAGAGGGTGCTGAAGAAGCGTCTAGGCAGGTTATATCCATAACTCCAAATACGGCTATCATTGAGAATAGCCGAGAAATCATAACAAGCAAAGTGTACGACCTAACCTTGGTTGGCGTATACTCTTCTGCGTCTGCGTCTCAACTACAGACTTGGGCTAATGCTGGAACAGACCTAGATTTTAGTGGGTATGGTACAGACGGCTCAATCTTACAGGGCGAAGGAACCATTCAGGCTGTGTCTGGATTCGAAGATAACCTTGCCATAAAGTTATCCTCCCAGCGTGAGGCTCTTGGCGGATATGATTCGTCAACGGGCAAACACTCTTCTGGGTTGTCTTACGACAAGAATGGTTTAGCCCTGTACAAGTGGGGTGACGCAGACGGTAACAATAAAGCTGACGGTTGGAGTAATACTGGAGGTACTGGCTGGAACTTTGATATAGTAGATGGTCAATTCTTCACTACAACTGCTGGTACAGCTTCTGTAAAAAGAAGATTGTACTTTCCGTTCCCTAATCAGCGATTGTATTTCAACATTGATGTAAAATCATATACAGACGGAACTGTAGGTCAAGCTAACATTTATCTCGAAGGATTTGAGATTGATGGAACCACGTCTACTGGAAACTCTAATGTTGTCAGCATAACTGGAGTACAGGCGTTTCAAGACTATCTTGACGTGCCAGACGGAACTGTATACGTAGACGTTGTTGTTCAGATTGCACAGGATGATGAGTTACAATTTAACGAACCAACTGTTCAGATGGATAGTACCTATACGTTTACAGAATTTAACACGTAATAACACATAATAAAGCGAGCAATTATGGGTAGACTAACAAAAGTAGTAGGCGAATTTATGGGGGTAAAGTTTGAAGTTAAAGCAACCCCTATTCGCTTTGATAAAGTAATCGAGGATCGTAAAAATATGCTCTTCGATTGGTACAAAGAGAATCATCCAAAGGTACACAAAAAGCTAACAAGCGATAAGTATACCATAGATGACTTCACCTTTGAGGAGTTAAACCATGTTAACTCATGGATGATGGATGAAGACTTCAGGGCTAAGTACTGCAAGTTTACTGCTGAAAAATGCATGAAACTAGCTAAAGAATTGCCTGATACCGTATGGAAATCTGATGACCTTGAGATAGGAACTATCGAGGAGGCTTGGGATTTTTTTACGAAGAGGCGTCAAGTACCTATAAATGGAGTCGGAGTACTTTAGAGTCATTAGACTTGCTCGCACCTAATGACCTAGTGGTCGAGATTGGCGGTTCGTACGTTTATTACTGTTACGTTCTCGCTGATTTCGATCCATTGCGAGCTAAGGAACTTGAAGCCGAGTGTTCGGTGGAAGACATAACAAAAGCCATGATGGCTAGAGTAGCCTATCACAAGCCAAAGGAATAAATTAGATGCCAGATTTAATATACAATGTTAAGTTCAAGATAGATAGCTCTTCAGCTAACAGTCTGAAAAATGTTGTAGACGCAAACGCATCTAAGCAGGTAAAAGAGCTTCAAGAGGCTCTTGCTATATTACAGCAAAAACTTAATAGCACATCCAATCAAACTAAGGATATAGACAAGGAAACAAAAGATTATATCTCTACAGCTAACAACCAAAAGGCTTTAGTAAAGTCTTTAAGTTCTGAAATGTCTAAGACAGTTCGTGTCTATGGAGAGAATAGCAAGCAAGCTCAGAATCTTAATGATGTTTTACTAAGAGAAAATCAGATACTTGATAATACGATACTGACACTGGATCAATACGTAAGCAACACCGAGCTTAGTACGGATGCACAAACAGCCCTGTATAATTCTATAGCGTCTGGTAACACTACCATGGTTCAGGCTAAGGCAAGGCTTAATGAGTATAAAAGAGCTATATCTACGTCTGGTGACGCTGTTGGTCAAATGAACACTCAGTTTTCGGCTGGAAACCAAGCTATATTCTCGTTCAGTGATATGGTTCAGGATTCGGCTCAGTTTCAGTTTGGATTTGCTCAAGGGATGCGAGCCATTGGTAACAACATTGGTTACACAGCGGAACTTATGGCTGTAATGACTAAAAATGCAAGAGAACAAGGCATGACCTTTGGTCAGGCAATGAAATCATCAATTACTGGTATTAACGCATTTATAGTTGGTCTTAACGTTGCTGTTACGGCTGTTACTTGGTTTGGTAAGAATGTAGGAAGAGCTTCAAAAGAAGCAAATGATGCGGTTCTTGATTTCATTAACTCTTCAGCTCAGCTACAAGACATAGGCGGTTTTGACTTTCTTGATATAGAAAGCATACGCTTACAAATAAGAGAGTTTGAAAAGCTAAAAAGTGTAGTAGAAGACAATGACGCTCAGATACTGTCTCTTACGCAGTACGAACATGCTTTAGCTGTCACAGGTTCTTCTTCAGCTAACTTAGCAAGACAAAGCGATGCTTCTAAAAAAGCTGTTAAAGATTTTATTAACAGTATAGGAGCTTTAGCTGATGTAAAAATAAAAGTAGTAAACGAAGAGTTAGAGAAGTTAAATGAAGCACTAAAACTAAAGGAAGGTTTAGCGGAGCTTAATACGTTGGCAACGTATATGGATGGCATAGATGCTTCTACTAAAAAGGTATTATTATTCACCGAGGCTGGGTTGGATGCTGGTCAATCTTTAGAAGATTTGGCTGATGATCTGAAGTTTGATATTGAGGTCACTAAACTTCTTATGCAGACTAATGATGAGCACATTGCTACCTATGAATTTTTAGTTCAGCAGTACGATAAAGTTGAGGCTTCAATTAAGTCTAAAACTGATGCGCAGCAAAGAGAGGCTGATGCAATAAAGAAAAACGCTGAAGAAGAGTATAAACTTAAATTAGAGATAGCAGAGGGATACGAAAAGCGGAGAAAGATGGTTGAGGCAACCAATCAAGCTATTAAAGAGTTAGCAGAAGCAGATTACGAAAAGATACAAGCCGAAAAAGCTAAGGAGGCTGGTGATCAGATATTGGATACCTACGAAAAGAGAATGAAAATAGCCAATGATGCTGGAATTGCTCATTACAAACACTATACAGAGTTCGTGCAAGTAGAACACACTCGGTTACTCATGACGCTATCTGTTAACGGTAAGTTAAAGGATGTTTACGCAGAGCGCATGGCTATGATGAAGGAAGAGCAAGACATGGCTAAAGAAACCCTTAGCGTTATAGGTAAGTTTACTGTTACCGATGAGCTGGTTGCGCCAATGAGGGGATCCATTGCGTTTTTAGAGAAAGAGATTGCTGGTTTAGAAGCTGGGTTTACTAATGTAACTACAGACGCTGCCAGAAAAAGTTTAGCTGCTGTAATTAAGGGTAAGCAAGAAGAGCTAGACGCTAAAAAAGCGTTTATGGCAGAAGAGACTAAGGTAACTGAGTTTAATGGTAAGAAAATTGCTAAGACAGCTAGTTTTATAAGTGACGGTCTATTTGAGAATGAGAAAGCTGAAGCTGTAGCCTCAGCAATAATAAATACTTATAAAGCTGCAACAGTAGCACTTGCTTCTGCGCCACCTCCATTTGGAGCCATTCTTATGGGTGGAGTTATTGCGTCTGGTATTGCTCAGGTCAAAAAAATAATGAAGACCAAAAAGGGTGATAAAAACATTGAGTCTGGGTCTACTGGCGGCAGAACAACCTCTGCTTTAGTTCAGGCAAATGAGGTAGAGCGACCTACACAGTCTATTAGCTTTATGCCTAACAAAGCGGCAGACATGGCTTCGTCTAGTCAACCTTTAAATGTACAAGCAACCGTAGACAGAAAGGGTATAGCCGTATCAGCGTCTAAAGGAAGTAGAGAGATTTCATCCTCACAAATTAGACCATGAGTACTTTAAGAGCGAGCACTGGAACTATATCAAGAAGTTTTGGCAACTTTTCTGCACAGATAGAGATGGGCTCTGGAACCCTTGTAGAAAGAGACATGAGCCTTGCAACTATGCCAACGCTTACTCAAGACTTTGATCTACAAGAAGAGACGGCTGATATTAACGAGATAAAGATAAACTTATCCGATATAACCATAAAAATATTTGACGGTCTAAGTGAAGGTGAAAGCCTGTTTAGTTACATAGAGGCACTTGAGTTGTCTGATACTATTCAGATACAAATTACTACGCCAGCAGGAACGGATTATTTTATATCCAGCAAAGCGTCTTGTAGATACGATTGGAGGGCTAGAACGGTTGAACTGACTGGTCAAGCGGCTCTTAGGTTTGATGTTGAGGTTACTGGATATAGTATAGCCGATAAAACATCTAATGATGGATGGGTTGCTCCTTATGACCTTATACAGAAATTTTTATCTACACAGGGAGCATCTCCAACGATAAAGATTATAGGTAGCTATTTTGATAATTATGATGTGACAGATCTAAATTTTGCTCCAATAGATGACCCGAAACTATTAGTGTTGCCGTCTACGTCTGTAACTACCTATTCACAAGCTAAAACAACCTTCTTGAGACTGTCTGTGATAGAGTCAGCCATGATTGGAACAATGATGGGATACGCTTTTTATGTGCGTAGAAACTTTAACAGCACATCTGATCCAGACCATTACGCATCCATTGCAGGCTCTAACCTAAAGAATTTTGGCGTAGAGTTTAACCAAAGAAGTGTAAGAAACATTGACTACGACTTTAGGTTTGAAGATCAAACTGGTCAGCCCGTATACACGTTTAGTGATGTCATAAACTCAGCAGGGTCTCAAGACTTAGATATAGCTTATATAGCCGCTGGATATAAAACCGTTGAGTATGACACTCCTCTTCAAGAATGGATTGAGGTAGGTGTCACTGCTGATAGCGCTCTTGAGATAGGAAGCCCAAATGGAATAACAATTATAGGCTCTAACGCAAAGGATAGTTATCATAACGCATTAGGTATAGAGTCTTCTTATAAGGTAGACTTTGAGATATTCGGTATACAAACACTCAAGCCTTATGAGTTTATTGAGTTTGCCAATGACATACACCCAACAGTAAACGGAAAAAAAGTACGACCATCTTACCTTGAATATGACCTTCAGAATGATGTCGTGAAAGGTGAGGGCTACATTATTGGCTAGGCTTGAACAAATAATAGTTATTACGGATGCTGGCGGTGAAGAGTATTTAACCGTTCAAAATTACGCTGAGGAAGACGAGTACGAATACTGGGGTTCACCATTCGATGAGGCGGTGAACGGAGCTCTCAGGCAAAATTTGAAGGGCTCACGTAAAAAGATAGAGTTATCTTACAGGTTGTGTACCGAGCCAGATGTGTACCGATCAATATGCAATAACATTGCAACAGATTTAAGAAACGGAAGAGAGTTTGTATACATTGGTATTGATAATCAAAGTGTATTTAGAGTAACTTTAGATGATGGTTTTTCTAACAGAGTAGAATATACCAACCAGCATGGTCTATTTATACCAAAACTTGTATTTAAAAGCACCGAATTAAACGTACAATTAGGATTGATATTCGAGGATTGGAGATACGTTTATGAGGATGTTGAAGAGTATAGAGACTATGGATTGATAACAGACAGTGTAACAACATTTATAGATTATGGCTCTATCACGTAAATTACATACGATATACATACGTAAAAAGGGTGGCGGTAACAACTGGTTTTATGCCATCAAAACAAATAACGTGGTTAGTGACATTGGTCAGGTAAACTATGGAAGCTCGTTTGATGAGGCTGTAGACGGATCACTTAGGCACAACTTTCGTGGATACAGATTAACCGTTACGCTTGACTGGGCTAAACTTAGTGATTCAACGTTCACAGGCAACGTATATTCAAACGCAAGCTCTCCAGCAGGTCTTCTTAATGACATGAGAAGCTCATTAACAAGTGCTAATCCAGATGATTCCATAGAAATTTCTTTTACTGGTCTTGGAGATTGGATAGGTGTGGTTCCATCCAATGTGACGTACGCCACAACGTACACAAACCAAGTAGGTAGGGGGTCAGCCTCTTTTACCTTGGTAGGTCAACAACTATTAACGTCTATAGATGAATACTTAGAAGCACCAGAGGTATAGCGAGCGTATGGCAACAGAAGTAAAACGTAGAAGAGGCACAACCGCAGAACACTCCACGTTTACAGGTGCTCTTGGAGAGGTAACAGTAGATACCACAAAAGACACACTTGTTGTTCATGACAATAGTCAGGTAGGTGGGTTCCCATTACTTCGTGAGGATTTTAGTAATGTTCCACAGCTTATAACGTTTTATGAGGCTAATATTGAGACCTTAAACTTTGATACTGCGTACTCTGATACGGGTAACGAGCCTCAAGGTGGTTTGTATTGGAACGTAGATGAAAAGACCCTTAGCCTTGTTACTAATGGCTCTACCCTTGAGGTTGGTCACAAAACAGAGGTTAATGTAATCAATAATGATCCTTTACAAGAGACTATAAGTAAAGGTAGCGTAGTTAGTGCGTATGGTTCGCCTGGTGCTTCTGGAAAGATTTCTGTTAAGCTATTTGAAGCTGGCACAGATGACACTAAGACTATATTAGGTATTCTTGACGAAGACATTGATTATGGGTTTGAGGGTAAAGCCATTGTATTTGGTAAGATACGTAAAATAGATACGGATACGCCAAACTGGAGCGCTGGAGACGTTTTATACGCAAGCTCAACGGCTGGTGAACTAACAAATACTCAGCCCACAGCAGGAAACGTAGAGTTACCGATAGCTTATGTGGTTACGGTACATCCAAACGTTGGTGAAATATTTGTACGGATTACACCTATTGACGAAAACGCTTATCAGGCGTATGACGCTGACCTTAGTGCTATAGCTGGTCTTGCTAAAGCGGATGGTAACTTCATTGTAGGTAATGGATCTGCTTGGGTGGCAGAGTCAGGTGCTACGGCACGTACTAGCTTAGGTCTTGGTAACGTTGAAGATACTGCCCTTAGTACGTACACTGGTCAAGGTGGAGCGCTAGATAATCAGTACATTACAAATAATGCTGGATATATTACTCAAACAAATGGTGATGATAGATACCTACAGCTTATAGGTGGCACGCTTACTGGTAACTTAGTTATATTTAAAGACAAGCCACACATAGAGTTAAAGGATAACGCTACGAATGACCCTGTATCTGGAACGATTGACTTTTTAGAGAACGCTAATTCATGGGGTACTACTGGTTCTTATGGAATGAGAATCCAGTATGACGGTGATGCAAACCAATTCGAAATAAGCGGATTAAGCAACGGAACAGAGTATCATCACACAACCATATCAAGAGACGCTGGTAACTATGTAACGTCAGGAACAATGACTGCTGCTAGTTTTACTAAAGCTAGTAACAGTGGTGGGTTTCTAAAGGCGGATGGTACAGAAGATACATCTACCTATCTGACATCATACACCGAAACAGATACGTTATCAGACGTTACTGGTCGTGGTGCATCTACCACAGATACTATTACTTTAGACAAGTCTGGCGCATCTACTGGATACGCTTTAGTAGTTTCAGGATCGGCTCAAGAGAGTATTAGATTTTTACATACAGGTTTAACTATAGAATCTACTGGTACGTTTAACATTGACGCAGGTGCTAGTGATGACCAAGACTTAAACCTAAATGCTGGTCACATATACCTAAACAACAATACAGATGTTGATGGTAACTTGGGTGTGACTGGTGACGTTACAGGCAGTAACCTATCCATTAGTAACTGGAACACTGCTTACGGATGGGGTGATCACTCTACTGTTGGTTATTTGACTTCGTTACCTGCTCATAACCATAATAACTTATACTATACAGAACTTGAGATAAACGAGTTTTTAGACGGTACTAACTCCATAAGTGGTTATAACAAATCTAATTGGGATACTGCTTTTGGGTGGGGTAACCATGCGAGCACTGGATACCTGACATCTTACACTGAAACAGACCCAGTATTTACTGCAAGCGCTGCTAGTGGTATTAATAGTGGAGACATTGCTGATTGGGATAGCTCTTATCAAAACAGTTTAACAGGTGCTTCTTTTGACACCTCAACAGGTATAGTTACTGTTAGCGCTGTTGGTGGTGCGTACAATACAGTATCATTAGACGGTAGATATTACACCGAGACTGAAAGTGACGGGCGTTACTTACGAAGTAATGCAAGCGATACGACTACGGGCAACATTACTATAAGTAAAGATAACCCTACGCTTACTTTAGTAGAAACAAATACTGCGACGGGTAGTTATCCAAGAATTAATTTTGATACGGGGAATAATCAAGGCGTATCTCTTTATCATAATGAATTTGATGGTGAATTACCCGCAGATGGTTACGGTCTTGTTTTAGACGCTTCGGCAAGCAATGCGCAGTTTCCAAGTACGGGTACTTTATCCTTTAGCGTATTGGGTGAAATGTATACGGGAGGCACTACTCTAGCCTCCTTAAATAGGGTGTTCCACGATGGCTACCATCCAAATGCTGATAAACTAACTACAGCTAGAGAAATTACACTTGGCGGTGACCTTACAGGTTCCGCTTTCTTTGATGGTAGTGCAGATATTACCATATCAGCTCAAGTAAGTAACAATAGCCATACGCATGACGATAGATACTTACAGCTATCAGGTGGTGGTCTTACTGGCGATTTGGATATGAATGATAACACGATAACAGAAGTAGAAAGTATCATTCTTGCAAACAAAGAGGGCGAGCTTTTTGATACTACGTCAGGTCGTTTGATGTTTGACGAGAATTTTTATAGCGATACAGAGTATGGCGTTTCAACGGTATGGACTACTAACGGAGGCGGTCTTGTAATTCGTAACGAGGATGGTTGGGGTCGTATTCTTTCCGATAAGAATATGGAATACCTTAACGCTTCTTTTGCAAGCGTATCGTCTAGCGGAGCGGTAACGGGAAGTAACTTAAACGTTTCTAATTGGGATACAGCATTTGGCTGGGGTAACCACGCTAGTGCTGGGTATCTAACTTCATTTACCGAAACGGATCCTACGGTACCTAGTCACGTTAAAAGTATTAGTACGGGCGATATTGCTGATTGGAATGCTTCTTATCAAAACTCCTTGTCAGGAGCCAGCTTTGATACTACCACTGGTATAGTAACAGTGAGTGCCATTGGTGGTTCTTATAATACCGTTTCTTTAGATGGCAGGTACTATACCGAAACAGAAATAGGTAACTTCTTTGGTGGTACTACTGCAATAACTGGTTACAATAAAACTAACTGGGATAGTGCTTATAATAATACTGTAGCTAGTGCCTCATTCAACTCTACAAATGGAGTACTTACGCTTACTCAGGTGGATGGCGGTTTTGTTACCGTAGACTTAGATGGTAGATACTTAACCGCAGAGACTGGAGACATAAGCGAGGTTATAGCAGGCACAGGTTTAAGTGGCGGAGGCTCTAGTGGTTCTGTTACTCTTGCGTTGGATTTTAGTGAACTATCTAGTAATCCTCCTGTAACCATTGATACTACGGATCAGCTTATATGGTATGAGACTGGATCAGGTACAGAAAACAGAACAAATATAAACTCGTTTCCGCTATCTAAATTCAATAATGACTCAGGTTTTACCAGCAACATTGGAGACATCACAGGTGTTACAGCAGGAACAGGATTGTCAGGGGGAGGTACTTCAGGATCTGTAACTCTAAACCATGCAACAACTTCCACATTAGAAGGATCTTATGGAAGCACCGCAGACGGAACTAAAGTTGATAGTATTACGGTAGACGCATTTGGTCACGTAACCGCCATTACTACAGGAGCTACTGGAGATATTACTGGAGTAACAGCTGGAACAGGTCTTAGCGGTGGTGGAACGTCAGGAACGGTTACTCTTAATGTTTCTGGATTGAGTGTATCAGAATTTGCAGCGGCATCTATACAGACTGGCGCAGAAACTTTTGTTGATTCCGATACAGTATTAATGACCGCAGCAGCAGTACAAGACAAGATAGAATCGTATGGATACAGCACAACTGCAGGAGACATTACAGGCGTAACCGCTGGATCTGGGATAAGTGGAGGAGGTACTTCAGGAACTGTAACCATTTCTCACGAAGACACCAGCTCTCAGGGATCGGTTAATAACAGTGGCGGAACTGTAATACAAGACGTGACGTTGGATACATACGGTCACGTTACTGGATTGGTATCATACAACTTAGACGGAAGATATTATACGGAGTCTGAGGCTGATGGTAGGTTCGTAAACGTTACTGGTGACTCAATGAGTGGTAACTTAACAATAAGTGGCACGCTTTCTGCTACGGTTAAGTCGTTCAATATTGAACACCCAACTCAAAAAGGCAAGCGTTTAGTGTATGGTGTACTTGAGGGTAACGAACACGCAGTTTTTGTTAGAGGGCGTTCTCAGAGCAAGGTAATAGAGCTTCCAGAAGAATGGTCAGGATTGATTGACCCAGAGTCAATAACGGTTCAGTTAACATCCATTGGCAACTCAAAGACCTATCACTATAAAGAATATAAAAACAATAAGATATACATTGGTAGTAGCGGTCTTAATTGGAAGTACGATTACTTCTACATTGTGCATGCTACTCGTATAGATGTAGAACCATTAGAGGTGGTACAAGATGCTAATTAATGTGACGTACAATAAACAGAATGGCGAAATAATTGTGTGTAATGACGTAAAAAACATTATTGTAGAACTTGGTCAATCAAGTATTGAAGATAATAATGATACACTATATTTTGAGATTGCTATTGATACCAGCTTTTATGAATTGGCTGGAGAAGAAATAATCGAAGAAGAAATAATAGAAGAAAGCGAGCAAATTTAATGGCAGCATTATCATCTACACAGTCTGGTAACTTTAGTAGCTCTAGCACATGGGGTGGATCTACTCCTGCTGATGGAGATACTTTTACTATAAATGCTGGTCACCTTGTAACGGTCAATAGCGACTTGAGACCAACAAATGGTTATGGAGATGTTGTGTGTCATGGAAAGCTGTACATAACCAACAACGGCAAATTTAGATTGAATGGTCGTATAACTGTAAGAGCAAGTAGTAAAACCTCTTTTTTTACTGAGGGCGTAAGTACTTCGGGCGGAGCCTTTGTTATGGATTCTGGTAGCCGTCTTGAGATACGTGGAGATAATTCTGCTCAACATGGTATATGGAATGAGACAGAACGATATACTACCTTAGAATGTGTAGGCTCAGATAAAAACAGAAATACTACATTAACGGTTCAGCACGATTACAATTCTGATTACTTGAATGTAGCAAGCGCTGCTAACTTTGCAGAGGGAGATTGGATTACTGTATTTAAGAGAGATAGTGATTACATTGTATGTACAGATGAAGGTTTTTGGGTGCATGACATAGACACCGTTAATAACAGGATTTATTACAGACAGTTTGTAAGCCCTACAGCAGAAGTTACAGGTTATAACTATTCTGATTTGTATGTAGACAACGCTAGGAAATTTAGGGTCGGATACAAGATAATATTTGGCACAGGTTCTAATAGAAACGTGAAAACTATAACCGCCATTGATCGTGGAGCTAACAAGATAACTTGTGATAGTAACGTATCTGGAAACCCAACTGGCGCAACAGTTTATCAGACTGGTAACGAAAAGATACAAGAGTCTGGTAACATGGTTAAGCGCATGGCAACTACGCTTAGTAATTTTACTAGCTCTGGCGGTAACGAGATTATTGTAGGAAACGCCTCAGACATAAACGTTGGTGACGAAATTCTCATAGATGTTAACAATGATAATCAAACTAACTGGGATTACAACGCAAAGTATACAGTATCCGCAAAAGAGGGTAACTCTCTTACACTTTCTAGCAACCTAAGTTCAGATCATAAAGCTGGCAGTATTGTCACCATTGTTACCAGAGACTGTGAGATTCACGCTGTAGATACCAGTAGTAATACTAGACCTTTTATTTATATAGAGGCTTGGACTTCAAGTAATGGTTATGACCGAAGAGTGAGGTTTCAGAACGTACACTTTAAGGGTATTGGTCGTAACACTTCTAGTACTTTTTATGCAGGTGTATTTGTGTATGGATACACAGGTATTTACAGAGCTGGAGATTCTAGGCATCAATACGAAAGCCGTATAGATTCGTGCGTATATGATTCGCCAAATTATAGAAGTACTTATAGTAGTATATATCTTAGAGAGACTCATTATTTTGTTCTTAGAAATAATGTGTCATATAACAATGAAAGGGGGTATTGGATATACTCTAATAACTACGATTTAAAGATAACTAATAACTATGCTACACGAACTTATTACTCTGGTTTTTCAATAGATTCTATATATAATCCGTATGCTCAAGTGGCGTACAACTACGCAACAAGAACAGATGACTACGGTATGCTTCTTAGTCAGAATAGAGAGTTATGTTCAGTTAGACACAATATATTCTTAAATAACGAAAATAGAGGCTTTTATATGTTTTATGCTATGTCAGCAGGAACCATTGTTGAGAGGCTTTATCAAGATGGATATAGGTATCCGCCTCATAACAGTACGGTTGGTGGAGCCATTATATACTTAGACAGTCAAATACAGCCCAATAGGTGGGATGGATCTGCAGAAGATGGAAGCGGTCAAGTATATAGTAATTACATTTTAGCGTACACTACAGATAATAGAAATGAATATTGGAGAACTGGCGGATACTCAGGATTGGCTACTTATTTAGATTGGGGATTTGAAGAGGGGAAAGTGGCTCAGACAGGCTCAGGTGGTATTCGAGTATGGGATGATACAGAAAAGTACTGGGATGTGCAGGTTGCTGGAGACGATGCGTATAGTGGATGGTTTGAAACTGTATATGTGCCAGCAAATACTAAGGCTTTTGTGTCTTGTGACGTTCAGTGCGTAAGTGGCTTCACTGGTACTAGACCTGTACTATTTGCAAAGTCTAATAGAGGTGGCATTAAAATGGGTAGGTACGAGCCAGATTATACTGGAAATACAAGTACGCAAACAAGTACAAGTACATCTACAAAAAGAGCTGGATCATTAGGGTTTGTAGAGTCTGCTCGTTATTCTACAGCAAGTCATGGAGCTTGGGAAACAAAAACGTTAACCGTACAGGGTCAACCTATGGGTTACTATTTAATATGTGGTGTGTATTGTGACAATACTAACATACGTGAAGAAGGTTTCAAGATGAGAGATGTAAAAATTTATTTAGAGCAGAGTTATGGCGCACCAATAGGTGTAGTAAGACAACAAGAAACAGGCGTAGGGATACGTGCAAATGCAACCACACCTAAAAGACGTATAGGAGGTCGAATTGGCTAAAGACGTAATCATAACCCCATTAGACGGTGACATTCAATTTAAGAACGCTTCTAGTGTAGAGGCTGGTCGTATAGAGCAGATTAATGATGATTTAGCCATTACTAACGCTGTTGGTGACGTTCTTATTGGGGATGGTTCTAGCGATTTGTATATAGGTGACGGGATTAATAGTGTAGACATTGTATTTGACGTAAACGGCTCAGTAAGAGGAGAGACGGGTATTACTCTTACTTTAGGTGCAAGCGGATCTACAACTGCTATTGCTGGGCTTAGTTCGTCTAGCGAAACAAACGCAGTAATGCGTAACACAACTACGGGAGCTTTAACATATAGAACGTTAGGATCTAACGCTTTTAATAGCACTGCATACTTAACCTCTTTTACAGAGACAGACCCAACCGTACCAAGCCACGTTAAAAGTATTACATCGGGAGACATTTCTAATTGGGATACTGCTTATAACAACGGTTTAGCGGGTGTAAGTTTTGATACAGGTACGGGCGTTCTAAGTGTTTCAGGGCAAACGGGAGCGTATACCGCTGACTTAGATGGTAGATACTTAGAGGCGCACCCCGACACTTCTACCTTATCGGGAACGTATGGAAGCACCGCAGACGGAACTAAAATAGACCAAATTACTGTAGACTCAAACGGGCATATAACTGCAATAACTACGGGTAATACGGGAGACATTCTTGGTGTAACAGCAGGTACAGGTTTAAGTGGCGGAGGTACTTCTGGAACGGTTACATTAAATGTATCTGGTCTAACAACAAGTCAATTTTCAGCTGCTACACTCTTAACTTCAGCAGAAACTTTTTCGTCTTCGGATACGATATTAATGACCAGTGCTGCGATAGAAAGCTATGTGACTGGTTTTGGGTACACCACAAACACAGGAGATATAACAGGTGTAACAGCAGGTAGTGGATTGACTGGTGGAGGTACGTCTGGTACAGTTACAGTTAGCCACGCAGATACAAGTAGTCAGGCTTCGGTAGATAACAGTGGTGGAACCGTTATTCAGGATGTAACTTTAGATACGTATGGTCACGTAACAGGATTAACCTCTTACAACTTAGATGGTCGGTATTATACTGAGACAGAGATAGGTAACTTTTTTGGTGGCACTACCTCAATAAGTGGATATAATAAAGCTAATTGGGATACTTCTTATAACAATTCCTTAAGCGGTGTAAGTTTTGACACCGGAACGGGTGTTCTTTCCGTTAGCGCAATAGGTGGCGCATATACCGCAGATTTAGACGGGCGATACTTAGAGCTTTCAGGTGGAACACTGACGGGAACCCTTGATATTCCTAGCCAAATAAGACATTCAGGTAATACTAACTGCTATATGCAGTTTCATAACCAAGACCAATGGAGGGTTGTTACAGGTGGGGTTGAAAGAATAGAAATATCAAACAGTGAGACTGTTATCAATGATGGTTCAAACGATTATAACTTCAGGGTAGAATCCAACAACAACGCCAATATGCTTAAAGTAGATGGTGGAAATGATGCTGTTGGTATTGGTATAGACCCAAGTAGTGGAATTGGTTTGCACGTCTATCACGCTACGGCTGATGCACCATTGAAAGTACAAAGCGGGGATACTTTTACGGGCATACAATTTACAGACCCTACTACTAGCAATTATTTATTTTATAAAGGCACTGAAAACCATTTCTACTTCAATGGTTCAGGTGTTACGCTTGGCGTTGGTGTCAATTCTATTACAACCACAAATCTGTCTTTAGACGTAGAAAACAAAGTCAGGGCAAGTGGTATCATGTTTGGAACTGATACTGCTGATGCCAATACCTTAGACGATTACGAAGAAGGTTCTTGGACACCTGTCTTTGGTTCTAGTTCTTCAAGTGTTGACTTGGTTTCCTATGATGCAGTAACATTTGGCAGATATATAAAAGTTGGTAATGTAGTACACTTGTGGGGTCGAATAAGAACAGACATTTTGGAATGGTCAGGGTCATCAGGTTCAATACGAATAGAAGGCGTTCCTTTTACGGCTACTGACTTAATAAGTGGAGCAATTGCCTTTGCAGGAAGCGTTGGATACGCAACTAATTTTTCAGGAGAAGAACCACAAAAAATTTCAATGAATGGATCTGAACATATATATTTATATTACAACTCTAGTAGCACCGCTAACTCTGCTAACGTTCAAGTTTCAGACATGAACAGTGGTAGCAACGCTAATGACATGACATTCCAATTAACTTATAGAACAGGCTAATATGTTAGAAAAACAAGAATCTTACTCAAGTATTGAACTCAAAGAGCATGGTCGAGTACAGCTCCGTAAAACTACAAAAATAATAGAAGACGGTAACGCACTATCTGAAAGCCATCACAGAGAGATGAGGTATCCAGATCAAGACATTACGGATCTGCCAGATAACATTCAGGCGGTTATTAACGCATACTGGACTCAAGACGTTAAAGACGCTTGGGCTGAATTTCAACAACAAGCAAACGATCTTGTCGATTAGGCATAATTTTTGTATATTAACGTATCGTTATAACGTTAACTAAACTTAATTTACAATGGAAGAAAGGCTCAAACAATTAGTACAACAACGAGACTCGTTATCAATGCAGCTTAGTGAAATCAGCCTCCTTATCAGAGGATACGAAGACACTATCAAGCAACAAAAAGAAGAGGCTGAAGATGTACCAGAACAAGTCGAAGAAGTCTAACGACCCCAACAAAAAGAAAAAGCCAAACGCCCAGAACGGAAGAATGGCTTTTATGAAAAAGACTGGTCGTACTAAAAAAGGCTAGTTTATACCTTACCTGATATAAAACGTACCCGATTCTGGTTTTTTACGCTAGGTCGGGTATATTTATTTATACAACCAAACGTCATCTTAATGACCAATGGTTATGACTATTAGTTAGTACCCATGGGTGGGAACTTGTCGTATCCCTTCAAGGAGGTGTAAGCGTCACCGTATCCTTTTATGTATCCCTTCTTGAAAATCTCTTCACTATTAACGGAGGAAATTTTTGCCTCAGGTCTAGGCATTTTATTCCCAGTTTGGTAACCGACCCAGAAGAAAGTAACCATGCTTGATAGGTAAACTAATATTTCGATCATAATTGTTGCACCCTCTCTAAAAACGCTTTCATATTTGACCTGTAACGAGCGTTCCCCTTATCGGCAATGGTTTTATATGCCTTAACTATCCGCATCGCTCTACTGTGATTTATGGGCATATTATGAGGTCTTGTAGATAACAGGTGGATAATGGTGCTATGATCCTTTCTGCCTAGCAATTCTGCTGTGTATTTAAAAGTATATCCCATATGTCTTAGTGCAATAGCACAAGTTTGTCGGGCATCTACAAGTTCCGATCTTCTGCTAGGGCTTTTTAGCTCTTTGGTTGTAATCCCAAAGTCACTACACACGCAGTCAATAATAAATTCGTGAGTTACGTTGTACATATTTATTGTGCAGATTTAAGGGTTTTTATTGTGCAGATTGTCTTTTTCATTGTTCTATCCTTAGTTAATAAAAAAAAATACCCCCCACTAAGCAGTCTAGCACTGGGGGGTTGATGCTCGCTTAAAATGAGGAAGCGCTTCACTGAAACCTCATTTAAAAGACTGTGGATAAAATCTACAAAAGGCTTCGTAGATAGTCAAGCATTTTTTTTGCTTGTAGACGATTGTAGCTTCGTCTTCCCATTAGCCAATCGTTAAGGATTAGCACTTTTCTGGGTAGGTCTTTGGTTTTATAGTGCATTATAGCGTGTGCGTGTGGATCTACCTGAACCTCACACCAAAATATCATGGCTTCCAGCTCTTCGTCTGATGGCTTACCATGACCCTTGGGTGAGAGTAGCTGATAGATACGCTCCTTGAATTTATCTGACCACTCCAAGCCCATGTAGGAAGCCACGTGTCGTGAGAAATCCACGATGGTGTGCTCACTTGCTTTGACGGTCTCTTTGATTTCTTCAAGGGTCATTTTGCCTGTTGTTTAGGCTCTTTCTTAATGGTCTGAATCAAACCAATGATAGCCAATACTAAGGCTGATATAGCCTCGTACATGTCGGGTTGTACGGTAACTCCAATAGCACCAGCAATGGCGGTTACGCCCTGATACGTTGATGGTTCCTGTAATCGTTCTTTAAGCCATTTCCAAGTCATAGTAATAGGTCTTTTGTTAATAATAAATACGGTTAAATCAATGATAGGCACTATGCGCCACCTACTCAATACCTTTTTGGTTTTAGGCACAGGAGTCTCTTTTACACTTTTTAACACACCCTGCGGAACGGATCTGTTATCTATAATGGTTGCCTTTACCTTTTTCCTACTAACTCCCATGAACCACCCCCCTTTGATAAAAATTCCAGCTTCTCTTTACCTTTGTGGTCGCAATGTATAAAGTTTTTATCTGGATAATAACATATACGCATGTAATCAGAAGCCCTGAGTTCGTCTAGTAACAACTCAATGTTCTCACACGTGTAATCTACTGCACCCATCCCTGCAAAAGTATGCTGACTCGTGCCATCTCTACCGCTTTTAATTTCCCATTCTACGGAGCGATAACCTGAGTTGCCAGACACTTGTATAGGTATACCCATTTCGTGGCGTATCTGGTTAATTATGGGCTTATGGTAACGCTCTATCTTATCAACCACGTGAACAGGAACGGTGGTCATAACTCGATCCACTAAGAATTCTTTAATGCTAAAATAATCGTAGTAATGCATGATATTTACGACATTAGTTAATATTTGAGCAGTTAACGTATGAAAAATCACTCACAGTATCAATACCTATAAAACGTCAAGTATTTTGCGCAAGATACTAGACATAAAAAAAGGGGAATTGCTCGCACAAAACCCCTCTTCATATCATCCTAACAGTGTGCCATACCTATAACTTGAAGCGAAAAACTAAAAGGTTATAAATATAGTTAAGTTAAGTTATCGGTATCCCTACCGAAAGAGGATGGAGGCTTTCACACCAACCATCCACAGGAAACTAAGAGAACATGAATAAAACTACATAAGTTCGTTAATTATGTATCTGATCATTGGGTCTCTATCCAACAATCAGAAAGGCAATCCAGTGTCTGAACCACCTACAGCGGCAGGAGAACTTTGAACCTCTTTAATGACACCATCGGTCATTAATACTTTTCCGCTACCTAACCATAGCGTCTCAGAGCCTGATGCTCGCTCTTCTTTAGACTGAGAAACAGCAACAGAAATATTCTTTCCATATTCGTTTGCTTCATCTTTCACAAACAGAACCAAATCTAAGTAGGTTCCTTTCTGACCCTTTACGAGTTTGTCTTTCGGTATTTTGCTTACGTCAATAGACGCTACGATTGTTGCTGACATAATGTATTTGAGTTAAGTTAATATTGCAACGTTTGATTCAATAATATAGTAAGTTACAAGGTATCAGTCAATTAAAACTTTGCTCTAGGCAAAGATAATCCTGCGTCTTGTAAGTGCTCTAGTCTCAAGCGGTTATGAGTTAACATGCCTCTACGAGACTTGACTACTTTTGCGAACACTGATTCGTAAGGGAACCTTTGATCCTCTTTCCATCCTCTTACGTTAATCCCTCCAAGCCCATCCTGCCCAATAAGGCTCTCTACCATGTTAGGTCTAAATACGGAGGTCATACAGTGAGCCACATTCTTGATTACCTGAGCCCATTGAGCGTCTTTATACTTAGGCTCAAGAGCCCACCCATGTCGGGTGTTGTCGTTAATCGTTACCTGACTACAGACTAAGATAAGCACGTTAAGCTCCTTGGCAATCTGTTTCAATACCTTTGTTACGTAGTTCAGCTCTAAGGTTCTTGAGTCAAATTTTCCTTTGGCATATACCTCTTGTATGTAGTCTACCACTACAAAGTCAAGACCATTATCTTGCTTTACGATTCGGCACTGTCTTTTCATTTCGTCTACATCGTCTATAGAGTCTACGATCCTGATA